ACATCTTTGCGAACGACCTGATCCACCCGGTAGGGCAGGGCTACCGCTATTACGGAGAGTTGATCGGGCTGTATCCGACGACGAGCCTCCAGCCCCCGAAGATGATTAGCAAATCGGTCGTCGGCAGCACCGTCGTCGTGACCTTCGACCAGCCCATTAGGTTGTCGGCCACCCTCGCGGACATGAACACGCCGGGGAACAGCAAGAACGGCTTTCTCGTCATCGACAATACCGCGACCACGGCGACGGGCAGCGTCACTCTGGCGGTAAATCCGGCAGCGAACGACACCGTTACGATCAACGGCAAGGCGGTCACGTTCGTCGCGAGTGGAGCGACAGGATTCCAGGTCAACATCGGCGCGGCGAACACGGACACGGCCACCAATCTCGCGGCGCTGATTAACGCCAATCAAGTCATTTTCAACTGCTCGGCATCCGTTGCATCGAACGTCGTAAACCTCACCGCCGACCGTGTAGGGCCGACTGGGAATTACATTACGCTAGCGATGTCGAGCGCCGGCAATTCTGTTTCCGGCTCGACCTTCTCGGGCGGTGTCGATGGTGCCGAAAAGACTATTTCGGCTGTGGCCGTTGCTGGCAGCACCGCCACGCTCACTGTCAACAATACGACGAACCTCACCGGAAACTGGAAGGTCCGCAATGGCCTTCAATCGGTAGGCACCTTTGGGACCGTTGGCGCTGCCACCGATCGGATGCCCCGAACGATGGTGGTTGGCACGACCAATGTGGGAACGGCTCAGGACGGGACGGTCCTCGAAAACTTCTCCATCACGCAGGAGATTTAGCAGATGACGCTGCAATCAAATGCGGGGAGGCTAAGGGCGCACTGGCGGCTCTCATCGTCTGGCTACGATGCCTCGAACGCGAGGCTCACCGATCAATCCGGCAACGGCAATCATTTGCCCAAGCTGGCAGGAACGCCGAACTTCGGCACGTTCGGCGGACAGCCCAGCATGGAGATGAAGGGCGACGTTTATTTCGGCGGCGCCGCGGACTTCGTGCCGACAAAATTCACCGTCGTAATGCCCGTCTTTTCCAATCTCGGGGCCGGGGCAATCCTTCAGCCCTTCCACCTGTGCCAGAGGGAATACGCTGAACAGGCCCCGGGCGGAGCAAACGATCCGGCCTTCACTCTTCCCTTGGACTCTTTCGGAGCTGGACCGGCATTCGGAACGTGGGGGCAGCGGCTCAAGTTTACGGGCACGACGACCGTGCTAGGCGGATCGCTGCAAACGGTCGATTTCGCATCCACGACATTCACTGCCAACGCCTGGAACGTGGTCCAATGGGTTCTGGACCCTGACAGTCTCCAGGTCCGCATTCGCGTTGGCACCGGGGCATGGATTGTCGCGACGATCACGAGCGACCAGCGCACCCAGGTTCCGATGTTTGACGAGCTTCGTCTCGGCTACACGGCAACGCCGGTCGGGGCCGGTCTCTTCGCCTCTTCGCAGTGCATGATCTTCAACGGCGTTGCGCCCGACGAGAATGCGTCGGGCTATGCCTCGCTAATCAGCGCCTTGGTCGCGGACCCGAATGCGTGAACCCATGCACCGCGCGTCGATTTCCCCGATCAGCTCCTTCGCTCCCTCGGCATTGGGATGCACTCCGTCAACCGTATCTCGTGGCGGATCGACGGTGAAGGTTGCAAGGCGGTCCAGTTCGGCCCGTTCCTTGGCATACCGCCCGTGGTCGTTGGGTCCGGTTTCTACCACCACGACCGAAGGTCGCGCAGCCGCAATCACCTTGCGCGCATCGGGCAGCCAATCCTTCGAGGTTGACCATCCGATGCCCGCGTTAAGTGCCGGTTTGCCGCACAGGAACGGCATTCGCACCCGCTCCGTCACGCTGTCGCCGATGACCAGAACACCTCCGGGCTGCATTTGCGAGGCTTGGGAGAGGATCGCGGCCATTCGGGCTTCGCGGTGGAACTGCTCCGCCGATCCGCGCCATTTGAGCGCGCCAGCCCCAAGGCCGAGCGCGAAGGCGACCGCCAAAGCCACGACCCGCTTCACGGCACATTGGCTAGCGCCAGACGCTGCAAAAGCAAGTGGGTCACTGATGCCACCCCGCTCCGGTCAGTTCCATGCTTAGCGCCGCCGGATCGTCTGTCGCGGGCTGGACCACGACTGCGGGCGTGTGGATCGCCGCGCTGACGTTGATCGGCATTGCAGTTCGCCAGCTCGTTCCATGGAAGAAGCAGGAGAACGACAGCGAAGCGCAGTTCCGCGATGCACTGATCCGCCGCGTCGAAGCCTTGGAAAGCAAGATCGAGCGGCAGGAGGCAAGGCACCGCGCCGAGCAGAGCCTTAGCAACCACAAGCTCCGCAACATGACCGCCTGCTTCGACGCGATGCTGCTTATGCTCGAGATGACGCCGGAACGCGGCCCGGAGATCGTCACGAAGATCAAGGCGATGCGGGCCGACCAGATGAGGGCTGAGGCGCGGGAGGCCGCGATTATCAGGGCGGCCGACATCAGCGGCGGGGACACGCCTGCGGGGGAGGTTGGGCCGTGAAAGGCAACTTCGCCTCCTCGCTCGCCGCCGTCCTGATGCACGAGGGCGGCTATGTGAACGATTCACAAGACCCAGGCGGAGCCACTAACCGGGGGATCACTCAGCACGTCTATGACGATTGGCGTCGGTCGCAGGGGCTTTCCCCGCGCGGCGTCCGCGCGCTCGAACAGGCTGAAATCGAGGCGATATACCGGAAGCTCTACTGGAACGCATGTCGCTGCGATGATCTCCCTTCCGGCGTCGATTACTGCGTGTTCGATTTCGCGGTGAACAGCGGGCCGGTTCGTGCCTGCCGCTACCTCCAGCGGGCAGTCGGTGTGACCGATGATGGCCAGATTGGTCCGGTGACGCTAGCGGCCGTGAACTCGAAGCCTGCTTGCGAGACCATCGCAGCTATCTCGGCTGCTCGTCTGGACTTCCTCGGCCAGCTTCCGACCTTTCCCCGCTTCGGCAAGGGATGGTCCGCGCGCGTCGGTGAGGTTGGGTTGAAAGCTGCGGAGATGAGCGCGTGAACGCGTGGCGCGAGCTCGTCCACACGCTGGCGAGAAACCCCATTTCGACGTTCGCCGTCGGCTGTGTAGCCGCGACGGGCATCTACCTCGCCTACATGACGAACCAGCTGCTGCAGGTTCTCACCAGCCCCCACTGGTGCGCGAACGCGATCCAGGCGGAGAAGATCAGCCCCGGAACCACCTATGTCGGGCTGACCACCTGCGTGAGCCTGCTGACCATCCAGCTTCAGGCTGTGGCGACGGGCTTTCATATCTCGGTCGGTAGTTTCGCGCTTACTCTCATCGTCCTGATCGTCGTCGTGATCGCGGGCGCCCATGCGACCTTCAAGGCGAGCTCGGGCGGGATCGAGGGAAGTGTCGGAAGGGATGCGCCTGAAGCAGCTCAGGCGGTTGCTGACAGCGCTCAACAGACGGCGGACGTAATCAAGGAGCCGGGACCGTGACTACCGCCATGCTCGGGCTGCTCGCGGTGAGCATCTTCGCGTCCGGCGCTGTCGTCGGATGGGCGGTCAGGGACAGCCGCGATGACGAGCCGCCCACGCGAGATGAAGGAGATTGGCTCTAGTGAAAAGCCTTCCGCTCCTCCTCGCCACCATCGGCCTCGCATTAGCGACTGTCGCGCTGCTCGAAGCTCAACACACGGCACAGAACGACGCGCTCCCGCTCACCCATGCGGATTACGAAGTCTGCGCCACCGTGCAGCCGCCACCGCTGACGCCGAACGCAAAGCGGCGCCGAATGCCGTCATCCACTGCGGAGCTTAGCTGATGCTTACATTCATCCTGATCCTCGTCATCATCGCCCTCTTGTGGCTGTTGGCCATCGAGCTGCGGTTTCACAGCCTGAAAAACCTCGTGGGCGTCTCTCTGGATACTGCAGAGAATGCGATCCACACGGCTGAGACCTTGTTCACCAAGGTCGAGGCCAAGTTGCCGAAGAGGGGTAAGTGATGTTCGGCCTCTCGACCGCTAAGCTAGTCGCGTTCGCCATTGCGGCGGCTGCGATCATCAGCTTCGGAACCTGGTCGTTCAGTCTGCGAACGCGGCTCGAGCATCGGGACGCGCAACTCGCCGCTATCTGTACCGCAACCCGCACCGCCGCCAATCAGCCGAAGCTCGATTGCAAGCAGGTGCCGCAGCAGATCGGCTTCCTCGGGCAGGCCGTCACGGCGCTGTCGAATGCGCTCAAAGTCCAGAACTCTGCGGTGGAGGCGTTGGGCCAGCAGTCGGCAGATCAGCAGCAGAAGGCCGCACAGGCCTCTCGGGCCGCGCAGGGACGCGCGCGGGAGGCAGAGGCTACCTCGACCCGCCTAAACGCATCTTCGCGCTCTGATGACGCTCAGGCGAAACCCTGCGCACCGTCGCGAGCCTTGAAGGAGGCATGGCAATGAATCACGCTATCACGATTGGCGAACTGCTGCGGTTCATCGGAGGCGGCGTTGGCATTCTCCTGTTGCTCGTCGGCGCACTCGCGTTGTTCGCCGGGGGAATGTCGGACGCGCCCGAAGCTGGCGATGAAAGCTCCAAAACCGGCTGCATCATCGGCGCTGTCGGCATCGTCCTGGTGGTGATCACTCTTGCCGCTTGTTCCACTCCTGCGGTGAAAACAGAAACCGTCGAGGTCAAAGTCCCCGTCGCCACTACGCCGCTGAAGCCCGCTCAAGTCCCAATACCACCGGCGCCGCTACCGAAGCGGCCGGATAGCCTGAGCGCCGCGGCGGATATTCTGCTGGCGAAGGTATGCGAGCTCGAGGGGTATGTGCTGCAGGCCGATCCTCTGCTTCGCGTGTCGGCGGGGCTTCCACAGCAGGCACTGCCAAAATACTCCGAGTGCGAGCACTAGCCCCGCACCGCCTCCGCGATCTCCGTAAGCTCCGCGACCAGCTTGTCGTGGAACCCATCATCGAGAAACTTCACCACCCGCTCAATCGCGTCCACGATCTCCTGCCTCTGAGCGTCTGTTTCAGGGTCTATCGGTAAAGGCAGGTTCCTCCGCTCATACATTGAGAAGGCCAGCTCTACCTCGGGGATTTCCCAGAGCTTCAGGGTGACTGCTGAAGGAGGCAGTCCCATGCCTAGGTAACGAGCCAGATCGACCGCGATTGCGCGCTGGATGCGGGTGAGCTCGGGCATGGGCGCGACTTAGCGCGGTTTCGGCCCCGCGAACATGCACGCGCTGCACAGCAGCTTGCCGTCGATCATCCGAGCCGTCTTGCGCGATAGGCGCTTGTCGCAGCGGGAACAGCGGAGAGTCATATCCGTGTGGGCATATATCCCCTTGAAACATGTAAGCACAATCGCTATATAAGGGGAATGACGAAGAGCAAGGCACCGACCCTCCGGCAATTTCAGGACCGCTTCCCGACCGAGGATAGCTGCTTGGATCACCTGTTTGAGGTCCGCTACGCGGGCACGAATTGCCCGAAGTGCGACCGTCCGGTGAATTACAGCCGCGTTCGCGGTCGCCGCGCCTATCAGTGCGCATGGTGCGCGAACCAGCTTTATCCGACTGCTGGCACGCCGTTCGATCGCACTCGCACCAGCTTGCGCGATTGGTTCCTCGTCATGTTCATGTTCTGCACGACTCGGAACGGTGTCGCGGCCAAGGAAGTGCAGCGCCAGATCGGCGTCACCTATAAGACCGCGTGGCGCATGGCTCACGAAATCAGGAAGTACATGGGCCAGCTCGACAGCGACGATCCCTTGGGTGGCCCTGGGCAGATCGTTGAAATCGACGAAGCGATGCTTGGCGGCAAGGCCAAGGGCACTCGCGGCGGTCGGTTCGCTGGCAACAAAACCTGCGTTCTCGGAATGCTCGAAAACGGTGGCGAGATTGTCACCCGCATCGTTCCGAGCGTGAAGGCGCACCATCTTGTTCCCATCGTGCAGGAGCATGTCCTTCGCGGTACGCACATTCATACGGACGCGCTGCCGAGCTACCAGCATCTCGGAAACCACGGCTACCGGCACTCAAAGGTGCGGCATCAGGTCGGCGAATATGTCGGCTCCGAAGGCCAGACCGTAAACCGGATTGAAGGCTTCTGGTCGATGCTGAAGCGCGGCATCAACGGCACGCACATTCATGTCAGCCCGAAGCATCTGCCGAAGTACCTTGGCGAGTTCGAGTACCGCTGGAACATGCGGCATGTGCCGCACTTGATGCTCGACCGGCTGATGCACTCGTTCACCCGCTAGGCTCACGATCCTTTGCGGCGAGCGCCAACGGCAGCACATTTGCTCGCGTTAGCTCATCCACACTCCTGATGAGGAGGTAGCGGGCAACGTCCCCGACGTTCGAGCCGTAGCGTCCGGATTCAACGAGAAGTTCAAGGCAGCGGTACACGTCATCCGGCAATGACGGGTGAACCTTTTTCGAATCGGTTGTGTTCTTTGGCCGCGCCACGGATGCAGCATAAGCGGGTTCTTAGTCGCTAACAATTCACCAAGTAGTGACTACAAACTGCTTGACGATCTGTTCACTCTGGCGCAGTAAGAACACGAAGAAAGGGCGGCCCCCTCTTTCGAGAGAACCGCCCCTGAAGGGTGGGTGACGGACCGGAATTGAACCGGCGACCTAACGGGTACCAACCATTCGCTCTACCACTGAGCTACCGCCACCGCCTTACGCGGGCCAGCCGTAAAAAGCTGGCCCGTATTCATATGGGCCTTATCGCGGAAGCGGAGTCAAGCGGCTGCTGGCACTACCCGTGGACAAGTTCGTGAAATGTTCACGCCTTCGGATCAATATCTTGTGGATTGTTGCCCTTGCGCTGCGCCTTCGCTGTGCGTTCTTCCGCCTTATGCGGCTCGCCTTGGCTCATTGCCTTTAGGAGGCGGTCGAAGCGGTTCTGCCAGCCCATTAGCCTTGCCTTTCTGAGTTCATTTTAACACGCTCGACGAATGGTGCGGCTACTTAAATTGGGCGCGATCATCGCCGCCCTCATTATCGTCGGCGGCAGTGCGTTTGTGTGGGCCTCAGCCGAATACGCCGCCCGGGAGAATGTACGCCGCGCCAGCGATGCCGCCCACGAATACAAGCAACATGCAGACGGCGAAGCAAATGATCGCTGCAGGCTCATCGCCGCGTCGGAACAGGCGGAATGCCGCTACTCCATATACCACAGTGCCCACGAGGCAGGCCTGCGTGAACGCGAAGTAGAGGCAGACGAGAATAACGCGGTATGGGTCAAGGCCGCCGGTCGAGCGGCCATTCTCGGGATTATTTTTACACTGCTCAGCCTGTTTCTGCTCTGGGCAAATTTCGCTGAGCAACGAATTACGAACCGGCAGTCGAGGGCGGATGCTAAAGATGCCGCTGCCTCTGCTGGCAAGTCTCTCGCCGCCGCTAACAAGGCCGCCAAAGCGGCTGCTGCTCAGGTCGAAATCGCTCAAGACACCGCCTATCGAGACCTTCGAGCGTATCTTTCGATAGTCGTTGAGGGCGACAAGCCGAGCAAAAGCATTCTGTCCGGGACGGTCATCATCCGAAACGCTGGCCAGACGCCGGCAGGCATCAAACTGTTTATCAACACCTGGATCGGGCCGTGGCCCACAGAGGACCCGCATACGAAGGGGCCGCCACTCCTCGAAGATCCCCACCATCAGCCTTATATCAATCGTGGCTGTGAAGAGCGGGTCGCGTGGTTCTATCCGTGGGCCGGGGACGCGCAGGATGAAATCGGCAAACTGTTCGGCGAACGGTCGGAGAAAGTCGCGCTGATGGTCTACGGAAGAGTCGAGTTCATTGACTTTATGAAACGCGAACGCGTGCTCAACTTCTCGTACCGCGACAACGGTTTCGTTGAGATGGGAAAGCCGATTGAAATGGTCCCCACTCCCAAAGGAAACGAGTACGAGGATCGCAGCGGCTACGAGGCTTAGCACTGCCCAACCCCTCCGTACATGTCGGAAGGGGATATATGCCTCCGTGTGACTCGGACGGCCGGGCGCAACGGCTCCAGTCCGTGAACGCGGCGCATTTGGTTTTCGGAGACGCCGCTTACCCACATCCATTTGGGCTTCCAGAACTGCCACCACGGGCGCGCCGGAATCCGATAGCGGGGCGTGTGGTCGGGGTTCATCCTGCCAAGCCACGCCTCGGCCAGCGCCTCTTCGCGCCAATCGCCCATTGCGGTCCTCCCTAGCCCCGATACCCACCCGTAAGGGCGGAGACAAACGCAGATTTGGCTCCGTTCATGGGTAGCGGGATAAGCTCCAAAATCCATATCAATCGTTCTTATCCAGGGCTGCGCGAAGGGCGATGATGGTGTCGTCAACTTCATGCGCGATCATATGCGGTTGGTGACCGGGCGGCGTTTCGTTTCGGTATCGGCCCAAGAGTGCGAGCGCCTTCCGCACCAGCTCATCAACATCGCCAAGGTCGGGTGTGGGGCGAGCTGCTTGCATGGCTTGGTATATCGCGGTGTAAACTTCGCGGCAGTCGCCTCGACCGCGCTGAAATGGTGACTGCGACATTCCCATTGCCCGGCGATGAGCGTGCCATGCCGCTTCAAACATCGCCTCGGTCGGCAGCTCTCTCGCTTCTTCCTGACTTGATACCTCGGGCGGCCAGTAGGTGTCGCCGGGAGCGTGGAAGCCGTCCGAGCAGTATTCGTTGAGCAGCGGGTCTTGAACTCCGCAAGTCGGGCAGCAGTCCTGACTTGATGGTGAGGGGGTCATGCTATCCGTGACTCCGGCCAAGAACGTCGCAGTATTCATAGAGGCCCGTTCGACCAGCCCTGCGAGCGCGGGCGACACTCTCTCGCCGGAAGCATGGCTCACACCATTCATTCTCACGATTTTTCCCGTGCTGACATTTACCCATTATCTCGATCCTTCTTTGTTTCGGAAATGCGGGCCAACGCGGCACGGGCTTTCATTATCTGACCGTATGCCGAGAGGATGTGCCTCAAACCGGTTTTCACGCCCATTTCGTCCAAGCGTCCGGCGACTATTCCAAGCTGGTAAGTTGCATCGCCGAGCATTCGTGAACAGGCGAGCAAGTCGGCTTCGCGCTCATCATCGTTGGTCATGGGTTAGAGCCTGGTGTGGATGGTCCTGGAGAAGGGCTGGGCGTCTCGGCTGCGCCGACCGCGTGCTCGTGAACGGCACCAATCTTCGTTGTTGCCGCCGTTCCGGCTTCGCCCGCTGACGCGATGTTCGCCCTGTGAAGGGTCACACATTGCCGCAGCCCCGGCGCGCACCCGCCTCGCTCACGATGAGTTTTCTCGCCAACTGCGAAAGCGATTTCGGTGCCGCGCGAAATGAGGGCGCTTTCCGATTGTGCATCCTCTGCTCTCAATGACGCTAGCGCATTCTCGGCCTCAGCGCGGGTGCTATACGCGCGCACGTCTAGACCGTCTCTGACGAGAATGTGTCGTCGGTAGGGCCCGTGTAAGTCGATCCTATAGATATGCTTGGCGCTCATTTGCCGCCTCCCGCGATAGCCGATTGAAGCGGGAACCGCCGAGACGTGAAACAGGCTCGGCCCGAAGGGCGAAAGCGGCGGTGCCGTAAGGCAATCGCCCGGAACCTTGCCGCGCCCATATCCTTCCTCATTGGTCACTCCTCTGTTCAAGAGATGCGCGGGCTTCACGGAAATCACGAATTGTGACCTCCATTCCGACAGGGTGTTCCCAAGTGCTGGCATTGTCCGGCTCGCTATCGTCAATGCAATTCAGACATGCTTCTGCGAACGGAGCCAAAGCCATTCCGCGTTGAGCGACCTGGAACTCCAGCTCCCCGATCCTTCTCTCAACGATGGCATAGGCGGCTTGGGCCTCGGGAACGAAATCCTCGAAATCATCCGCAACGTAGTCAGACGGCTTCCCGCCATGCAGGCCGGCGCTCATCGCGCGGCTAATCGCCTTCGCCATTTCCTCAACAATGTCCGTCATTTCGGTGTCTCCGGGGTGGCGGTGTCGGATCGGCGATGCTCGTTGTTGATCAGCATCGCGAGCAGCCGAGCCGAGAACCGCAGCGACCGGGCCGCCTCGTCATTGCCGCGCAGGCCCGCGACGATCGCGTAGTCGATCAGGCGATTGTGGGCTGCGGCATACCGAACGCAGTCCGGCTCTTTCGCGTTGAAGCTGCTCGCGACAGCGCAGTGGGCGCGCAGCCATACCTCCTCACGCGTCATGCCAGCCTCAGCGCGATCTGGGTTCCAACACCACCGGCTATCAAGCCGAACACCACCGCCCATTCCGGACCGGGATGCAGCACGCTTGCCAGCACTCCTGCGCCTAGTCCGCCGATCAAACAACCGACGACAGCGAAGACGATATCGCGCTTTCTCATTGCATTTGCCTCCGGCGTTTCATCTCCTGAAACTCAGCCCACGCCGCATCAAAGTCAGCGTCTGTATAGCCCTTGCGCCAGAGTGGGCGCGTGGCCTCGCGGAACTCCTCTCGGTCGAGTTCATCGAGACGCGCCCCGTCGTGTGGATCGGAATCTTCAGGTAATTCCGGGTAGGCCCGCATTAGTCGCCTCCAAATAGACAGGGGCCGAGGTTCACCTTGAACCTTCCAGCCCGAACTGTGCTGCAATGTGCACCTTCCGGTGCTATTCTGTTCCCAAGGGAAATATCCCGACGCCACTACGCAGCGGCGAGGGGAAACGCCTTCGGGAGGCAGGGGCCGGAGGTTCGAATCCTCTCTCCCCGACCAATTCTGTAGCGGAAATCCGCCATTCTTGCAAGAAAAAAGCACAGGGGCCGAAGATTCACATTGAACCTTCATGCGTCAATTTCCCCGAGCTGAACCGCATCGGAAACCGTGCGGAGGAAGTCCGGCGAGAAGCGCGCGTAGTGCTGTTCGGTGGTCGCACTATCTTCGTGGCCCATGTATTGGGCGAGCACGTGCATCGGCACTCCGGCCTCTGCCGCCCAGACGGCTCCGGTATGGCGAAGCATGTAGGGCGTGACCTTGATCCCCGACCGTTCTGACGCGGCCTGAAACGCCTTCTTGATTGAGCGGATCGGCTCTGCGCCGCGCTCGATGATATACTCGCTCTGACGGCCCTCATAGGCCAGCTGCAGCGCTTCCATCGTCTCAGCGTTCAAGGGGACGACCGGACGCCGCTTGCGCGTCTGTTTGCGTCCAGGCGGGTTTAGATTGACGGTCGAGTGCTCCCAATCAAGCTGCGCCCACTGAAGCTCTAGGATCGCGGACGGGCGGGCCATCGTCGCAATGCCGAGCCTGACATACAGGCGGGCATGTGGAGCCTTCACTTCCCTGAACCATTTGCGGAACTTCGCACGATTGAGGGAACGCACCTTACGCTCGGCGACATCCGGCCTCCACAACGGCTTGACCCGCTGTATCTTGTTATTATCAGCGGCCCACTTCAGCGCCACCGATACAAGCGAAAGTTCGTAGCGCACTGTGGCCGGTGCCCGCTTGCGCTGAGCGGCGTAATCCTTCGCCATCTGCGCGTCGATCAGCGCGGGGTCGATCTTCGCCCAGAAGGGCTTGAGCGCTTTCCACGCGTCCTCTTGCCTCGCGCTGGAGAGAATGCCAGCCTCCTTTCGGGCGGTGATGTATTCAGTCACAACGCGCCCTACCGTCCACGGCTCGCCCGTGTCGCCCTTCTTCCATCGCTGGCGGGCCTCGGCCTCGGCCCCAGCCCTATCGGCGGCATATAGGCGCTCGCGATGTCGCTTCGGCTTGCCAGCCCTGTCCCTGACGGGGTTTCCGTGTTCGTCGAGGACTGCATAGACGCAGGCCCAGGCCCCTCGGAAACGCTGGACGGTATATTCTGGCACTCGAACCTCCGAACCTCCTCTGCGGGGATGCGTATTAGCGTGCCGAGCCGAAAGCAGCCAAGCTCACCGTTGGCGATGGCCTTGCGGATCACGCCCTCGGAGCAGCCCCATTCGGCGGCAAGCGACGAGACAGTGTAAGCCCTCATCTGCGGCCCGCGATAGCCGATCGAAGCCCAACGGGCCGAGACAGTGAAACATGGCTCGGTTCACGAGAGCGGCGGTGCCAACGGCAATCGCCCAATATGTATTCCCTATGCCCCTTCTTTCTTACCAATACCCAGGGTGATCTTAGGCTTAGCTTTGAGTCCAAATACTGACGATGGTAAGTTTTCATGGCGCATTCCCTTCGGGAACCGGGCCGTCGTGAACCGAGCCGCCAATCTTTGTTGCCGTCTCGGCCCGTTGGGCTTCCGTCCCTTGCGCGGCGCGAGCGCGTAGAGCGGCGGCGCAGAGGGCGAGGGCGGGGGTTGCGGCACTTGCGCCTTTGCTCTCGTCCGTCTCAGCAGTAGGATCGCCTACGAGCGCATATGGCCGATTGGCGGATGGGCCTACGCTCGAAACGACGAAGCCCCTCCCCTCCGGCACCAGCGCCATTGCTGCGTCGAGGGAGGCGGTGTAGCGCGCCCCATCGGCCATCCAGTCGATACGAAAGTTGCTCTCACGTTCGCCGTGCAATTCAGCGCCAGCCATAACCAGCGACCGCTCGTGCGGGGTCGCTACCGCAGCGAGCCAAATCTCGCGGTCGAGCTTGGCGTCGGCGGCCTTTGCGCGCTCACAGCGGCGGGCGAGTTTCTTGACGCGCGAAGGATCGAAGCCCGCAGGGTGGAGATGCATAGCAGCTCCATCGCTTGCGACCAGAGCCTGACCCGAAGGGGCGCGCCCAGTATCTATATCCATCCCACTAATCTCCTCACTGGGTCAGTCATGCTGCCTCATCCTTCGATTCATCGCTCCAGCGCACTCCGTGTTCATCACCGAACGCCTGGAGCCAGTCGATCAGCGTGCTCATCTGTGACTTGGTGAGGTGTGAGGAGCGAAACCCTTTCGGGAACGGGCGACCGTCCAGCCCCTCAAGGAATTGGCACTCCCAACCACAAGCGTTCATCGCTATGGCCTTCCAGTCGTCCGGCGTGTGCCGACGCACCTGCCCATTGTGGACGGGGCAGGCGACGGAAATATCTGTAAGCATCGCCCACATCTTGTCCGACTGACTGACCGTCCGCGCCGGCTCGCGCACTTCGCCGACGTAGCCCGATGGGGCCTTGTCCACGATCCGCTTGAAGCGCTCGCGGCTGAAGGGATTGGTAAGGATGACGCGGTGTGTCATTGCCGCTCCATCAGCTTTTGCCGGTGCGGCGACAGCTTGAAGAACATCTCCGCCAGCGCCTTCATGTCGATATGCGTCTCGGCCTCGAACGCCGCTTCGCCGATCTGATGCTGGCGAGCATGGCAGTCTTTACAAAGGCTGATGCACCATTGGTCGCTTGGCTTAATGCCAACGCCGCCGTCAGTTCCTGTCCGCACATGGGCGCACTCGATCGCCGTCTGCGTCCCGCAAGCTGAGCAAGCATGTCCGCGAACCCATGCGCGGTGACCGGGGCTGCGGCGCGGCTTTTCGGCCTTGTCCGACTTGCGGCTGATGCGGGATGGGAGGAAGGTCATCGCTCGATCCTAAAAAGGAACGTCCGAATCGTCGTCGAACTCGCTGGCGGGTTGCGGCGCATATCCGGGCGGCGTGTTATGGCTGCGCTGCTGCTGAGCCTCCTTCGGCTTGATCTTCAGCGACATATACTTGCTGCCGTCCTTGGCCGTATTGATCCACGCGTCGAGCCAGCATTCGCCAAGCCCATCGACCAGTGCCGACCCCTTGTAATCGGGGTGCGTGTCGGCCTCCTTGCGCTCGTTCTTGAACAAGCTGCCGGTATTGGGTTTCATCTCGTAAGCCATTTTATGCGTTCTCCGCTTCGAGGCCGGCGAGGCCGTGCCTGATGTTGTCCACTTCGATCTGCAGCGGCGTGAAGTCCGCCGGAACGGACGGCCCGCCGAACCACCAGTCGGGAAGGTCGCGTTTGAGCTGCGCGACGAACTCCTTGACCTCGGCGGTGCGCTTCCATTCCTCGAAGTCCGCCAGCGACCCCATGCTGTGCAGGGTTCTCACGAACTCCTTCGCTGCCTTCTGAAGCTGCGTCCGGCAAGTGTAGGGGCCATCCAGGACGACGCGCTTCTGGGGTGGCGTCTCACCCGTCGTAGGGCGGTAATCGGCCCGGTTGTCCTGAACCTCGTCGGGGTCGTCGCCAGTTTCGAGGCCGAGCACCTTCAGCAGCGCGTATTTGACACCGTAGGAGATGGCCTTTCCCGGTCCCTTGTCCTGTGGATCCACGCCGTAGCCCATCGTCTCCACGTCGATGTAGTCGGCGCGGTTGTCGATGTTCTCGAAGCGGACGGAGAATACCGCCTCGGTGCGGTTGCCGTTCTGCTGGACCGTCAGGCCGCGCGGGTAGTAGATCACGCCGTGCTTGTGCAGCAGCGGGCGAACCTTCGCCGTCACCGCGTCATGCGAGACGATAGAGTAGTTCATGCCCTGCTTGCGCTCTTTCTGGACGTAATCGACTTCGCCCATGACGGCGGCGATGCGCTGCGCGATGTTGCGCTGACGGTCCATCTCGCTCAACACATCGGCGACGGTTTCCCCAACGACCTTGAGCGGCTTATCCTGGGTTGATCGGGTTGCCATTATGCGGCCTCCTGCGTCTGGATCATTGCGCGAACGGCAGCGCGAATTGCGTGGAGCGTTGCTCGCTGGATTGGGTGGTTCGGATCGACCGTGCTGCGCGGCCATTGCCAGTAGTCGTTGTAGGCATCCTCAAATGCCTGCAGCGCATCGACCTCGGCGGTCTTGAGCTTCGGGAGTCGGGCTGCCATTACTGACCGCCCTCGTCGGAGGGGCAAGCGCGTTTGAGGCGCGCACCCCCGTCGCCGAAACCGGCCATGTAGTCTCGCGCCCCACACAAGACGCAAACCTCATCGTAAAGACTGCTGTCAGAGAACCGGGTCACATGCCCGTTTTCGTCGGCGGCGCCATATTTCTCGATTGCCTCGCCTCTCGTCACGAATTGCTGGCGGGCTGCTTATTGGGCGAACCCGCCTCCCTGGTTGTTGCGATACGGATCGGCTCAATGCACAGAGAGAATGCGAGCGAACCGCCTTTTTCTGTGACGGTTATCTCAACCCCGTCGCACTCGGCCTTCAGAAGTGGCTCATGCTTGTTCAGAAGGTCGGTCACTATCCCCGCCAAGCTCTCGGCCATTCGCCCGACATGTGATTGTCGCGCCTGAATGGGTGCCAGAATGTCGGTCATGAAATCAGGCAAAGCGCTCATGCCGCCCTCCGTTTCGGTTCGAGATGTGGAAGCGGATCGGATGCGACCTCGGTAAGCTGTCCGCCCTCGGCTATTCTCCGCTTCGCCTCGATCACTTGTGGGTTTCCGTAGGAGGAGCATTCACAGCCGCTCAGGATCAGCTCGACATAGCGCTCGACGCCCGCGTTCCATTCCGCCAGCTTTTGCTCGGGAGTGCGAATGTTGAGCCCAAGCGACCGTGCGAAGTCCTGCGGTGAGACCTGCGATGCGTCGGCGGTGATGACACGGCGGGTCATTGGCGCGCTCTTTCGAGGACGGCGGCAGCCTTCCGGATCGTGTCGAGTGAGACGCGGATCGTGAGGCTGTCAGCGGTGCCGGAAACAATGTCGCGTTCTTTGAGGTTGAATCCCTCCAGCGCCTCATAAAGTTCGACGAGCACGGCTGCGGCCTCGGCAATGTCGCGTTCACCAATGCGATCACCTGCCTTCCCGACAATCTTTGCCGCGTTCCTCGTGCGATTCACAATCGGCAGTTCCGCGCCTGAGGCAGAGGGGCGAGTCATTGCTGGCCTCGCAGTGCAGCAACCTTGTCGCGCGCTAGGGCCGAGACAGAGCGACGGTGCTGCGCCTCTTTGACGCAAGTTTCACAGTCGCTGGCACTGTAGTCCCCATTGCCCTCGAAGCAGACCCAATTGGTGTCGGCCAACCACTCGCCGCACAGCGTCAGGTGCGAATTGAGCGTCGTCACCGGACTGGCGATGTGAACCGTACCTGGTATTGATCTACTCATCTGATGGACCCCGGTGAGGGTTGGAGTTCACGAGCAGATACGGATCGCGCTTGAAGTAGGCCCATTCCGCAGCGGCCTCCGCGACCTTGAGCAAGTCTGCGGCGCTTGCCGAAAACGGTTCCGGCATGGTGATCCAGCTGTCGACTGCGGCGATCAACTTCGCCTCGGCTTTCTCCGGCGAGCCAATCAGCGGATTGGGCCACGGAAGCCGCTCAAGCGTGTCGAACAGCCGATGCAGCGCTGCGTCGCCCGCGTTCACGGCGCGATCCACAGTGCAATGGCATATCCAGCGCACACGGACATGATGAGGATACGGGCGAGACTAGCAGCGATATGCGATGGTCGCCGAATGGCCGAGACAAACGCAGATTTGGCTCGGTGCGAAGCACGACCAGCGCGGTGACGCGCAGCGGCAATCGCCCAAAACCCATCGGGATAAATCACCACATGGCGGGGACGAGTCATCGCACCGCCTCCAGCACGCCGAGCTCAACGAGACGGTCGCGCCACTTCTGGATGAGGCGGCATCTTTGCTTTTCCTCGTCGTCGCCCATGAAGCTGTCGCAGCGGATTTCAGCTATCTTTTCGCCGAAGGGATGGTCCGCTCTTGATCCCCATTCGGTGACAACGGCCTTGTCCACGGCGCGAGCGAAACCGATGAGCGCTTTCAGCTTGTCGGCTTCAGCAGGGGAACGCCCACTCATGCGAGCCTCCACACAATATAAGCAAGAGAGATGACAGCCACGACAGCCGAGACGATCATGACAATGGCGACAGTGCGCGCATCGGTGGTGTTGAAGGTCATGCGGACACCGGGCGGGCGTTCGGTGCCCAAGAGGCGAGATCGCGGGAGGGGCTGTTGATCCAGCCTTCGATGCGCGGCGGGTTATGCTCGCCAAGCTGGTCGCGGTGCCAAATATGGCGCTGCATGACGATCCCGTCACCAGCGATGCAGAACTGGATGTTGTATGAGAGATCGCCGTTGCCGGTGATGCCCGTTTCGTGGGTTGGCTGAAGTTCGGTAGCCATGTGTCCTTCTCCCAATCGAATGAGAGACGGTTTAGCACGACTGCTAACGATTGCAACCCCTAATTTGCAGGGATGCTAACTATTTTTGCAGAATAATTTCACGATCCACTCGCCCACTGTGTCGGGCGCTGGAGACTGATATGCCGAGCCGAGCTCGTCGTCGGTAGTGCGGCCATCCTTATAGTGAGTGACCGTCGCCAAGAGCGCATATTGCCTGCTCGAGCAGACGATGGAGACATGAATCATAGTGTTCAGAAGGTTGGAATGCTTGGCGGTCGCGGGCACGACCTTGAACCATGCCTCGCCAGTGCCAGGGTGGAGCGGCGACGTTTCGGCGTCGAGCCACCAGGTCGCGCCGTTTCCATCTTCCCCGACGCTTACCCATCGGCCGTCAACCGTTCCTGCTGGCGCCAATGCGAGCAAGATCGGAAGCAGGATCAAAACACTTCCCCGACAACCTTGTGGATCTTCGCCACGCGCTCGACTTCGACCCGGAACGTCACGTCAGGGTTGAATTGACGAAGCTCAATATAGGAGGCGGTGCGCCGGACGAGCTCCTTGATAAGCACCAGCGCGACCCGATCGGCCTCCTGGTCTTCCCCATTGCCGCGGAGTTGGACGATAACATCGTCGCCTATGGAAACGGTGGCTCGGGGGCTGACGATCACCCTCCGCCCCGGCCTAAAGCGAGGCCACATCGAATCGCCGACTATCGTCACCGCATATGCCTGAGTGTCGTGTTCGAGACTGGCTGGGCGGCGGACATGATCGAGCACGTCCGCCATGTCGACTTCGGTAAGCTCTATATCCCGCTCGGGATCAAACGCTGTCATCGCCATTGCCGACCCCATCACAGGGATGGCCGGCAGCTCGCCCGAGCCGTATTTTTCTTCGAACGGCCGATCTCCGCGAGAGGAAACCTCCGAACGAATATTGTTGTTCCGCGTTAGAAACGGAGGGTAATCGGGAAAGCGCTCGCGCAGCTTGGCGACGGTCTGGCGGCTCAGTCGCGTCGTTGCCTTGCCGTTGTAGTGACGAGTGATTGTCGTCGCCGCGGCGCCAATCTCCGCCGCCACGCGGCTCGGCGCGAGACCGGCCCAATCGACAAGCTCTTTGATGAGGCGATGATCTTCAGCGAGCCCTTCCATCGCCAAGATATTAGCAGCGATGCTAACGGCACGCTCTGTGCAAGGTTGCAAATTTATTGTTTGCATAGCGTAGCAATCCTGCTAAAGAGGCCTTCATGGACCAGCAGGACATTATCGCGACGATCGAAGAGCGCGCCGCCAAGCTACAGCTCTCGATCAGTGAGGTTTGTCAGGAAGCAGGGGTCCACCCCACAACGTTCTCGCGCTGGAAAAAGAGCGACAAGAACCCTCAGCCGATAGGCGCTACCTTAAAGAGCCTGTCCGCGATCACAGCAGTTCTTGATCGCCGTGAAGGCGAACAACTCCGCGCGGCGTAGAGCCATGCAGGCGGGGAAACACATCACATCGCGCACCATCGCCGAGTCCCCACCCGGCAGCTCCCTGGCGCGCGTTCGGGCGACGAGCAGCGTATCGTTCGTCGCCCGTCATATTCTGGCGGATTGCTGAGCGATGGGCGGGGCTTGGCAGCCAATGACCTCCGCGCCGCGTGACGGGACGCGCATCATCGGTTGGTTTGAAGATCGGTGCATCGCAGTTTTTTGGCGGTGCGGGGTGGCTTACGTTCCCAATCGATACGGCAAGCGTCGGACGAATGAGACGGCGTGGTATTGGTCGGATGGCTATTCGCGGTATCGCGAGCCGGACTTTTGGCAACCCGAACCGGAGCCGCCGGCCGGTTTCTCTCGCGCTCCATTGTGGGAGCCGAAAGACAAGCGCGTTCTCGAAGAAAAACCGCCGTGCACCTTGGAAGAGCGACTGGAGGGCGCGAGGTCGACCGCTATTCAGCGGACATGGTGTCCCCAATGCGAACGCAAAGTTACCGCGGTTGAGGCCGAGGCGTGCTCGTCTCGCTTCTGCAAAGCCAAAGCGGAGGCCGCCTAGATGCGCCGCCCCACCATCCTCATCGCCTCTGCCTCCATTGGAGGTCTTGCTTATGCCGCATTCGCTTTTGCGCGTGCGGGGAAGGCGATTGATGAGGCGTGGGCCTTCGGTGATTTGCCGATGCTGCCCAGGGAATTGGCCTGCACCCCCGCACGGGCGGGGAGGGCACGCGGCGGGCGCAGGCCAAGAGGTTTCGCACGTCACATCGCACATGACGGGAGCAGTAAGTAATGGCGACCGCTCCAGATGTCGTCCGCAAATCTGCGGATTTCGACCGCTTCGATGTGCTGAGCCGCATGGGCCGCGCCCTTAGCCGCGTGAAGTCGGATCGGCGGCTGACCCTTCAGGACATGGAGGATTTGCTCGGCAAGAGCGATGACCAGATCAGCCGTTACATTGCTGGCGACGACATGCCTGCATCCGTTTGGATGAAGGCGCTGCACATCTTTCCGGAACTTGCGGACAGGTTCGAGGAAACGACCGCTGAGCGGGCGATGCAGAGCCGCCAAGTTCCGCTCGATCTAGATCCACCTCGACAGACGAGGGTTGCATGATCTGGCCCTTCCACAAGAAGAGCCCCGCCCGCGAGCTCGCCCTAATCGGCGTGGAAAAACGCCGCCGCTCAATCCGAGAGACAGCGCGGCTGATCCGTGAGGAGCTGAAACTACCGCCTGATCCGAGGCTTGCCTAATGGCCCCGCTCGCGATCGATCTTTGCTGCGGCTTGGGAGGCTGGACGGAGGGCCTACTTTCCGAAGGCTGGCAGGTCCGCGGCTACGACATCGAAGCGCACGAATACGGCGAGGAGCGCTATCCTGCCGAACTTGTCCTCCGAAACGTGCTCGAGATGCACGGCTCCGAGATTGCCGACGCCGACTTGATCGTCGCCTCGCCGCCATGCACCGAATACTCCTACATGGCGATGCCGTGGAAGCGCGCGAAGCAGATTGCTCGGGCGCTCCGTGGCGAGGACGAGTTCCCCGAGCCCTATCGCGGCTCGCGCACTGTAGCACAACTCAACGCGATCTTCGACGCCTGCTTTCGGCTGCAACGCGAGGCGAGCGAGGCCGCTGGTCGCTACATTCCGATGGTCGTGGAGAATGTCCGCGGTGCCGAGCCGTGGGTGGGTCGCTCTGGCTGGAATTATGGATCGTTCTACTTGTGGGGCGATTTGCCCGCGCTTATGCCGCCCGCCACCAACGCGGTGAAAGTGCCGAGCTTCCGCTTCGATGGGTCGGGCCGCTCATTTCAAAGCGAAAGTGTCCGGCGCACGGACGTAGGCAAAGGTGCTCGGTTCACGATCCGCGATTGCGGCATCGAAGGACGCAAGCGCCCCGGCATCAGCTTCGCCCAAGAGGGCTTCAACTGTACGCTTGCCCGTGAGCTAGCACCGACGCTCAAGCGCGGTGCCGTTAAGCTGTCGGACGAAGATCGCCGCCAACACCTTAGCTCGGCTCGCAAAGCCGCTTCCGCCAAGATCGCGAAAATCCCCTTCGCGCTCAGCTCGCACATCGCCCGTGTCTATAAGCCTTCCTTGGCAGCGGAGGCAGCATGACCATCCGCTCAGCCACTCCATCCGAAGCGCGGCCAAGCGCGATGATCGAGCTGCCGTTTCCGCCGGCAAGCCTGAGCGGCCACCATAATGAGCATTGGCGCAAGCTACAGCCGGTCAAGAAGCGCCACCGAGAATGGGCTCGGCTCGCCACCCAGGCCGCCAAGCCCGTTGTTCCAGAAACGGGCGACATTCGCGTGGTGGTGACGTTCTATCCGCCTGATCGTCGCGGCGATCGAACGAACTACCCAAACCGCTGCAAGCCGTATTTCGATGGGATCGCCGACGCGCTGCAGGTCAATGATCGCCGCTTCCTGCCGAGCTATCATTTCGCCGAGCCCTGCAAGCCGGGAAAGATCGTCGTCGAGGTGCGGGCATGACCGGCGCCGAACTCGCAGCCGATCTCGACGCGCTGCTCGCCTCCAATCCGCGCCTTTCAAAACCCCGCATTGGCGTTCTTCTTCACTCGCACCGTGCCGGTGTCGAACGCATCCGCGCGGCGAAGTTCCTCCACGCAAAGACGATTGCCAAGGCACGCGCGATCATCGCGAACCCGCCGCCCGAAGCGTACAAGGGCTATCGCGGCCCGCGGCGGGCTTGCTCGTCGGAAGCCAATGAGCGCCGCAAGGCGAGCATCCGCCGGTCTGTTTCGCGCAAGGCCCGAGCTCTGATCGCGGGTGACGAAAGCATTCTCACCACCGGGGGAAGGGTCAACCAGACGATCGCCACGGCAATGGTCGCGATCCGGGCCACGATGGAAGCCGAGCGCAGGGCAACAGATCCAATCGAACAGGCGCTTCTGAAGATCAGGCGCTCCAGGCGCATTATCTACCGGGCAAGCGTCCACGGTGGCCCTCCTGACCGCTTCTATGTGAGCGGCAAGGGCAAAGAGACGATCGGGATTCCCGAGCTGCTGAAAATGGCGGAGGCGGCATGACGCTTCCACTGACCGAGAAGCAGGAGCTGGTGTGGCGCTACATCAAGTCGTGCGAGCGCTCTCCCTCTTACGAAGAGATGGCGCGCGCCTTGGGGTTCGCGAATAAGAGCCAACTCAACCGGCTAGTCGTGACGCTCAGGGAAAAGGGCTTCGTCACTTACGTCCCGAACCGCGCCCGGTCCATTGTCGCGCTCGATCCTAGCCCGGTTGCATCGGCTATCCCAACCGCCGCGCTCATCAGCGAATTGGAGCGCCGCGGCTTAAGTGTCGTGATGCTTCCCCTGCATGGACGCATATCGTGAGCCGCTCGCTATCCAAGCGCATCCGATTTGAGGTGTTCAAGCGCGACGAGTTTGCGTGCCAGTACTGTGGGGCAACGCCGCCGACCGCTGTTCTTGAGGTCGATCACATTGAACCCGTTGTCGAGGGCGGGTGTGACGACATGGATAATCTCATCACCGCTTGTTTTGCGTGCAACCGCGGGAAGGCGGGCGTGCCGTTGAGCGTCGTTCCGCAGTCCCTTGCGGACAAAGCTGCGGAGGTCGCTGAGCGCGAGGCTCAGCTTGCCGGGTACCAAGAGATTCTCCGCGCGCGCCGTGAGCGCCTCGAGGACGACGTGTGGGAAGTCTTTCGCCATTGGCGGGAGCAGGAAAGTACGACGCATGAACGGTTTAATAGCGTCAAGCGGTTCGTGGACATGCTCGGCCTCTGTGAGGTGCTGGACAGTCTCGACACAACGCTAGCGGCCAACATTCGGAGCGAGAGGCGCGAGTTCCTCTACTTCTGCAAGGTCTGCTGGAACAAGATCAAAGGACGCGAACAATGAGCCGTATTCGGTCGGTACACCCAGGACTGTGGACCGATGAGGCGTTCGTTTCCCTGACTCCGATGGCGCGCCTGTTGCTCATGGGGATATGGAACGAGTGTGACGACATGGGCAGCTTCGCGTGGTCGCCGCTAACACTAAAGATGCGTATCCTCCCAGCGGACAATGCCGACGCTTCCGAGTTGCTGGCCGAAATGGTCAATGCCGGCATCATCATGGACTATGAGGTAGCGGGAAAGCGTTACGGCGCTGTCCGCAACTTTTGTCAGTTTCAACGCCCGAAAAAGCCGAACTCAACATGTCCTCAGACCGATGAAGTTCGGGACTGGGTGAACACTGAGGCCCGTTCAACACGCGACGGTTCGGCAGAGGTTCCGAACGAGTTACCCACCAATGGGAAAATCCATCGCCAGATGGAGGATGGAGGAGGGAATGGTAAGATAGAAATTGCATCCTCTGCCGAGGATGTATCGGCTGAGCCGACGCCCAAGCCGCTAACCAAACAAGAGGTTTTGGAAGCTTGGCAAGAGCGGATGGTCCCTCTTGGCTTCCCTCGGATAGCCAAGATGACGGGGCAGCGGGAGCGGATGCTGAACGCTCGGCTGAAGGACAGCACCCTGGACGAGTGGCTGGCCGCCTTTGCCGCGATGGAGCGCAGCGCCTTCCTGAAGGGCGAGAACGATCGAGGCTGGCGAGCCGACTTCGATTTCCTGCTGCAGCCCAAGTCATTCACGAAATTGCTGGAGGGTGCGTATGACCACTAACCGCCTGGCCAAGAGCGAAGCGCCGCAAAAGTTATCCGCGCAGCAATGGTGCGACCGCGGCAACGCCGTTCTCGCTGGCACTGAGGCGACGACCAAGGGCGAATATTTGCCGCCACGAAATGACGTTCACTGGTTCGTTGAAAACGGTCGCCCGACGATTGGCTGGCGGCGCCGATGAAACCCCGCACCACCGCTCTCATCAGCTCGTTCGGATCAATCGCGGCAATAGCCTTTGCCGGCTGTCTGTTCATGATTGGGGTTGCGAATGTGATCGAGGGGATCGGCTGCTGTCGGCAATCGGAGAGGGAGGGATCATGCTGATGGCGGCGCCGCGTAGCATCACGGAGGTTCGCAAGGTCGCGAACGCTCCGCTCAGCACCATCGAAAGCATCGCCCTTGAGTGCATCCGGCAGATCGCGAGCGAAGGACGCCGCGCGACGAAGGCGGAAATCTGCGCTGCCATTGGCTCGGACAATTACGAGGGCGGGACCGTTTCCGGTGTTATCGGCCGCCTTGAATCCAAGGGATATATCCAGCGCGAGACCTACCAGCGCGGGATGAAGCTCTGCATCGTCGCCACCGGTCAATGCACCGCGCCGCCGCGGGATACATCACCCCACTGGCGGCTGAGAACCGAAAGCGTTCCCACTCCTGCGATTCAAGCCGTGCGGGAAAGGAATAAACCCGTTTCAGCGATGATCGAAGCCGAGGCCCGTCAGCTGGGAAAGCATCAGGCCGATTTCCTCGCCGACCTCGTTTACATCGGCTGGCACGAATACCAGGCTGAGAAGGAAACCGGACAATGACAGCAATCGTGATCCTGCTCGCGCTTTCGGCGCTCTACTGCGGCGGCATGTACTTGTTTCGTGTCGCGGCTTTCTACCGCGCGCAGGGCATGGATAGCCCAGCCAGCTTGGAGAACGACACGTTCCACCTCGGCCTATGCTTCATCCTCAGCATCGGCTTTCTGGGGCTGCTGCTCAAATGATCGCAGCCTTCCTCTGCCTCGTCGCGGGCTATGTGGTAAAACGCCACAGCGAAAGCTGGAGGGTGTGCCGGCGTGGCTAGCATCTACGGTCTTATCGACGATAACGGGAACCTTCGCTACATTGGCAAGGCGAACGATCCGGTTGGACGCCTCAAAGGCCATATGCGCGCCACGCGCCGTCGCCGCACACCGCTTTATGACTGGCTGCGGGGCAAACCAGCGCCAGAAATGATCGTCCTCGAAAGTGGTTGCCACGATTGGGAGGTAAGCGAACGCGAGTGGATTGCGGCAGCGCGAACCGCGAATGTGCCGCTGCTCAATGTGGCGGACGGTGGCGATCAGCCGAGCTGTCCTAACGACGTTTGTGCGGCGAATGGCAGAAAAAACGGTGCTGCAGTTGCGGCCGATCCGCGCAGGAAGGCAATTCGCGATGCCAAAGCAGCGGCCGTGCGAACCCTTAGGGCATTTGAGCGCGAAGGAAGGATTGCAGCTGTCGCGCGACTCCGCACCATGATACAAAGAAGGGCATTAGAGCGACCCGATTTGTTTGGAGATTGGGCGCATGTCTAAGGTTGGCCGTCCCTCATCCTATGATCCAAAAATCGCTGCGAAGATATGTGAACGATTGGCGCGCGACGAAAGTTTGGCGTCAATTTGTGCCGACGAGGGGATGCCGAGCACGACAACAGTGTTTCGCTGGCGGGAAGCGAACGACGAGTTTCGTGCCGACTATGCGCGCGCGCGTGTGGAGCAGGGGCATGCAGCAGCCGACACTGTGGGAGATATTCGCCGCAAGATCATGGCGGGCGAGATTGACTGGCAGATCGGTAAGGCTGCTGCTGATTTAGCGAAGTGGGAAGCGAGCAAACGGGCGGCTCGCGACTTCGGAGACAAAATTGACGTGACCAGCGACGGCGAAAAGCTGCCTGTCGATGACGTAACCCGCGCAACGCGCCTCGCAGCTATCCTGGCCGAAATCGAAAAGCGGAATGCTGCCGACTGATCCTGCCCTGATCGACGCGTATCTTCAGCGGGCTACTCCTGAAGAGCGCGACGAGATCATGGCGCTGCTCGAAGCCGACATGGAAGCTCGAGTGTGGCGGGCGCAGGTAGGGCGACAATCTGAAGCGGCTGACAGCGAGGCTGACATTACCGGCTACGGCGGCGCTGCCGGGGGTGGAAAGACCGACCTCATCGCCGGATTGGCCCTGACCGAGCATCAGCGGAGCGCGATCTTCAGGAGGGAAAAGGCGCAGACCGAAGGCATCGTTCAGCGCATTACGGAAATCCTTGGCTCGTCTGACGGCTACAACAGCCAGAAGTCCATATGGCGAACGACTGTCGCCAATGTGCCGCGGCTGATCGAGCTAGGCGGCCTCGACAATCCCGACGACCATCTGAGGTGGCAGGGGCGTCCGCACGACCTGAAGGCAATCGACGAAGCGACGGAATGCCGCGAGCAGCAGGTTCGGTTCGTCCTAGGATGGAACCGCACGAGCGATCCCAAGCAGCGGACACGCGGACTGCTGACCTTCAACCCGCCGACGACGATTGAAGGCCGGTGGGTGATCGACTTCTTCGCGCCGTGGCTGAGCGATCGCTTTCCCAATCCAGCCAAGCCGGGAGAATTGCGATGGGTGACGACGCTCGGCGGAAAGGATGTTTGGGTCGATGGGCCAGAGCCGTTCGTGATCTTCAAGGGCGAGCCGCTGTATGACTTCGATCAGGCGGACTTTGGACCGGAGAAGATCATCAGGCCCAAGAGCCGCACGTTCATTCCATCGCGGGTGACGGATAACTACTTCTACGTCCGCACCGGTTACATTCAGACGCTCCAAGCGCTGCCTGAGCCGTTGCGTTCGCAAATGCTGTCGGGCGACTTCACGGCCGGCGTGGAAGATGACGAGTGGCAGGTGATCCCGACGGCATGGATCGACGCGGCGATGGCTCGCTGGCAGCCGAAAGACGCCAAGGGCGAGATGGACACGATTGGCTGCGACCCGGCGATGGGCGGCAAGGACAAGTTCGTCATGGCGCCGCGACACGGCACATGGTTCGATCATCTGATTAGCGTGCCGGGCGAGCAAGTGCCCGATGGCCAAACCGGAGCTGCTGTCGTCATCAAGCACCGCCGCGACAGGGCTGTGGTCAACATCGACGTGATCGGTTGGGGATCGTCGACCCTCAACATGCTTCAGGAGAACGAGGTTCAGTGTCACGCCGTCAATGGCGCTGCAAAGTCGCTCGAGATCAGCAAGACAGGCAATCTCAAGTTCGCCAATTACCGCAGCGAGATCGTGTGGCGAATGCGCGAAGGGCTTGACCCGACGAATCCTGACCCGTGGGCGCTTCCTCCCGACCCAGAACTGAAAGCCGATCTTGCGGCGTATAAGTGGAAAATGACCGCTTCCGGCGTCCAGGTTCGCTCGAAGGACGAGATGAAGCAGGAGCTTGGGCGGTCGCCGGACAAGGGCGATGCGGAGATCATGGCCGCGATCCCGACAATGAAGATCGCTGCCTTCGAGGAACTGAAGGCTCAGACGCGCGGCGGCTACGACCGCTACGCCGAGCTACGCACCTATGAACCGATGACGAAGGGATATGACCGCTATGCCGAGTGATCCGGTGCAGGATCGGGCCAAGGAGCTAACGGACAGCTACTCCCAGATGCTCGACAAGTTCGTGAACGACCTCATTCCGCCGACGCTTGAGAACGCCGAGTTCGCCGCCCGCTGCTCGGCCCTGCTGATTGCGCTCAACCGCCAGCTTGCGCGGTGTGCCGCGTCGTTCTCCGGCGTTCATCATGTCGAGCCCGACGAGATGGTGAACCTCGTGTTCGGCCAGTTCCACCGCAATTTCAGGATCAGCCTCAGCGCGCTGGAAGGCGCGGGCGAGCCGGTGCAATGAACGTTAGCTACCAGGTCCGCCGCGCTGTCCCCGCCTCAACCCGTCCCGGTGGGCCGGAGGACAGGCATGTCGCGCTCGTCCTGTTCCAGCTGCCGGGTGAGCCTGTTGGACGCTCCTTGGCGATCAGCGAGGAGATGATCCGCGCCGAATGCGGTGGCGATCCCAAGCGCGAGGATGAACTGATCCTGCGCGAGCTCAGCAACGTGCTCAGCCAAATGACCGCTGGAACGAGCATAGACTAGCCGCGATTCAACCTCACCCGGGACGCGCATAGCCAAGGCGCATGTGCTACGGCCAATCGGCGCAACAGACCGCGAGAGCAGACCGGATTAGCGGCGTCATGGCCGCAGTCCTTGGCAATCAGCAGCTCGGGGCGAAGTTGATCTCTCGCGGCGTCGGTCGCCCGCTGCCTTCCATGATTGAACCGGCGCAATCGTCGGTCGCGTATCAGCCGCGCCGCATGTTCTCGGCGGCGAGGTAGCGCCATGTGCATCGTCCCCGCGCTCATCGGCAAGGCTATCGGCGGCAGGACCGGAGGGATCATCGGCGCTGGTCTCGGCGGTGGAATCCCCGGCGCTCTCGTGGCCTCGCAGGTGTTCAACAAGAAGAAGCCCACAGCAACGACGGGTGCAGTCAACCCGTACGGAGCGTGACCATGTGCCTCGCGGGCCTCCCGATGAGCCAGCAGGCGGTCACTCCGCAGCAAAAGCAGGTGCGCGGCTTCCAGCTTCTCGCCAACATCATCAGCTCGGGACAGGGTAATCCAGCAGCCAAGGCCAACCTCGCGCAGTTCAGGGCCGACTTCCAGGCGCGGCATGGAGGGATGACTGCCGCACAGCTGAACGCATCGCGGACGGGTGGCCCTGCATCGGTAACGGGAGCCTAGAACCATGTGCTTCTTCAGTGTCGCCGCACCCAAGATCGCGCCTCCTCCGCCACCGGCGCAGTTGCAGACGGTCCAGAACCCCAAGGATTTGATGCAGGACCCGCGTGACGGCTCGTCGAAGATCAGGCGCAGGGGATTGTGGGCGAGCGTGTTCACCGGGCCTTCGGGTCTGATGTCGGCTCCATCGGTTACCGGCTCGGGCGGCGGGATCACGGGTGGCTGACCTCACGCTCAAGGAACGCGCGCGACGGAGGCTGGAGGGGCTTAAGCAAAACCGCCAGTCATTCGAGCAGGATTGGAAGGAGATCGCGTCCTACGCTCTCCCGGCCCGCTCGAGGTTCCTAGCCAACGACACGAACAAGGGCAGGCAGCGCAACCGCAAGCTCAACAACAGTCACGGCATATTCGCATTCAGGACCCTTCAGGGCGGGATGACCTCGGGCCTGTCGTCGCAATCGCGACCTTGGTTCCAGCTGACGACTTATGATCCGGGCCTCGCTGAAGATGCGAGCGTGAAGGCGTGGCTCGGAGTGGTTCAGGAGCGGATCGAATCCTTCATCGCGCACACGAACTTCTACGGCGCGGCCAAGACCGGCTATCTCGAAATGGGCGCGTTCGGGACCGAAGCCTGCGTGATGCTCGACCATCCGCAGGAAGGGGCGGTGTGTCATGCC